CTTCGCCCATAACTATCCTATTGTTACTGTTACTGATCCTAACCCACTTGTGGCAGAATTACTAGCGCAATGTGGAGTTTCAGCTTTAGTTATCTTAACAAATCCATCAAATTCAAACAAGGCCCCAACCTCTAAACCTTGGTCTGAAGAGGGTAAATTAGTTAAAGTCATCTTCGTGGCCCGTGCTTCGCCGGGGTTTCTTTGCTGCTCGATATATAAGGAGAAAGATCTTACTATCTCTGAAAAATAGTTTTGATCGTAGCTATCCGGAGGATATGGAAAAAATGGTGCAGGTAAATTACGTGTGCTCATTAGCGTTGTCCATCTGGTCTAATATCTACTCTAGGTGTTCCTAATCTCCACATAACACCCGTTGTATCACTTTCAATACGAAATGCAAAGGAGCGACCTCTTAATCGCACATGAAGTTGCTCTGTAAATAATTCAATGGGAGTAGATACAGAACGCGATACCTCTTTACTTGTGGTTTCGTTAAACGTGACCCCCGGAAAATTACGCGCTTTTACTACCATATTAACCCGTGGTGTTTGATTTGTGCTGTCTCTAAACGTGATGTCGGGCAGAACACGCCGTACCAAGGTAAATTTTTCGCCATCGCCTATGTCCATCTGGCTTGACTCTATATTGGCGGAGATAGCAGAAGGAGGGTTTGTGCTACCATCGTCCTGCCCGAACTCTTGATAATACAACTTATTGTCAGTGCTTGCGGCTATCGGATACTGGTTTATACCCCTGTCTACCCATGCTGTGCGAGCTAATGTTCCAAAGTACCATATCTTTTCCTGATAGTTGTATATAACATAGCGGTCATTTGCGGTGCTGTTCTTAGACGGATAAAACCACCAAACCTCACCATATGAACTATTATGACCCGCAAACACTTTACCTATCTGGTCCCGGTTAAAATCACTAAATACATAGTCCAATACGGTGCACGGTAGTCTCTGCACAGTACCACCGTATACATAAAACTCTTTTGAGCCCATCCAAAATACAAAGTCATTAACAGCAATCGCAGCGTTAGGACTGGCTATTGTAATATTCCGTGAAATCTCTGTTAAACCAAAAGTAAACGGATCACCTAAAAACTGCATACCATGTAGAGATACATCAGTATAAACTAATATTTGCTGTTTTGTTTGTATGGCCACAACTATTTCAGAACCGGTGGATATACGTAATTCACCGGCAGTATTTTCTGCTCTTGTTTGAAAATCAAGAAGACTTTCTTGTGATCCAAACCTAATTAACAAAGGGTCTTGTGTACCAATAGAACCCTCGCCATCACAACCAAAAGCAATTATATGCCTGCTCTGATCGGATACCATGATCTGTTTAGCTATTGTGGGAGTAAGCGTGGCACCGGGCAATCCAGATAATTCTTTGGCGCGTGTTGTGGTGCCCGACGTTCTATCCCAATAGTATATGCCACCATTTCTTACGTTTATTAGAAGATCTTCACCAAAGTTGTCGTGTGTCCAGTTAGTAAGATTAGCTCCCGATACAGTGGATTCCGCAGGCATACCCCACCCAAAACTCGCCTCGATTACTGCTTCATTATCGGCATGAGTGGCTGCTGTAGTGTTAAAAGATCCACGAAGCAATCCTGTAAAAGTAGTAGAAGTGGTTCCGGTGTATTCAATAATCTCATCTTCTATTTTTATGTATCCAGAAGAGGCAAAGTTTGCTGCCGAGTCCACCGTTACCGTGGTAGCTGTTGCCGATAAGCCACTACCATCATTTATCAAGGTTACTGTATCGTCTGCTGCTGTACTATTCCCCTTAACTAATCGCACCAGTTCACCACTTGCGTGAGCCACGGCAGTGGTGCCACCATGCCCTCTTGTTACCGTTATTGAGTTTGAAGAAATATTGCCAACAAGCATTAATTCACCCGCAACGCTAATAATATCACCTACATTTTGTGTGGCACCTAAATCAGAATTACTTGATACAACCACAGGGTTAGTTGAATTGGTTAACGCTCCATTCAATGTTGATGTGCCTTCGTTTGTGTTCACACCGTTCCATACCCCTGCACCCCAACCTGTGCCAAAGAAGTTTGTGTCAAGGCCCGTGTTTACTTGATATGTGGCTGTGACGGACCCTCCACCGGGTGAGTTAGTTGCATCTGTGCTGTTAGCGTTAGCACTTAATGTTATTTCATAATTATCATTATTTATTATTCGTGTTATTTGATGCTCTGTATTTAATACAGTATCGGTTACAGTGCCGCTTAAAGTGGATGCACCCGTAAAGGTAACAAAATCATTTAAATTAGCCCCATGAGCTGTGTCATTCACAGTGATTATTTTAGATCCATTTGTTGCAGTAAACGGGTCCGTAAGACTTGCAGGGTCACCTCTAGTCGGTGTTATATCATTGTATTGACCCCCATCCGCAATATAATATTTTAAATTTGTGCCAACACCTAGATATTTAGTGCCATCAAGCGCGACCCAACTAAAAAGAGCACGACACGTACCCAAGAATGTATTGTCGCTGTACGTGGACCATCCGCCTATTTTCTCAGCGTTGCCAAATCTAAATCGTATTTTATCGCCATTGAACCAACCGCCCTCGTTAGAATAAGACGTTGCCTCTCTATTTATTCCGGGTTTAAACCTTAATGAGGTTAAAGGCATAATTCTCTCTTATGTTCTAATAATATAGTTTAAGATTATTGTGGGCTGTACGTTGTTGTGTGCCGAATCACTACCCTTGCTATTTGTGGTTCCACTGACAGTAACAGTGCTTGAATTTACCGCAATACCACTTCCACCCATGTTTACAGAGTTAGTGTTAGAACCGTTTGTAAACGACCTAGGTGTTGCAACGCTTATATCATCACTAAAAGTGTGCGAGTGTGCAGGCATCTGTGCTGTTACTAATGTATGTGTTTCAGAACCACCTGTATCTCCCAAGGTATCCCCATTAAGCCCCCCAGATTGATTGGTAAGTCTGTTTGCTGACGACCCTCCCATGTCATCTTGACCTGCAACCACCCTTCCTCTCAAGTCTGGCAGATTAAATGTAGATGATCCATCCCCTGTTCCATAGATAGCACCGTCGTCAAGAGCAGCAAAAAGAGCCGCGTAGGTAGTTCTTGATACAGCAGAACCATCGCATAATAAAAATCCTGTTGGGGCAGAAGATCCTCCGTAGGGTATTATCGATCCTGCGGGTAAAATATAAGTTCTAAAATCACTAGCGGGAATTGTTTTTGTTGCCCCACCATCATTAACGACTACACCATCAGTATCCGCTAAAGTTATAGAACTACCCACGGAGGTATCTCCGTCTAACAAATTTAGTTCTTCTGCTGTAGAGGTTACAGCCGTAGCGTTAATTGCAAGTTTGCCTGTTACCACGTTGAACGTGCCGTTGTCTTCTATTCTAGCAACTTCTGTTTCATCAAACTGTTGAAATATTATGTCTTTCGCATCCACCATAGGCTTAATAACTGCATCGCTAGAAGAATTACTAATTCTTAATATTTCTGTTCCACTCACAGAAAATTTAAAATTACCGTCAGAAGCATCTAAACTTTTAGCTAAAAAGTCGGCGGATAAACTTGTGACAATCGCTGAGTTCCCTCCACCATTTGCAAATATAATAGCTGAATTATTGTTAGGTATACTTACGGCTCTACTATTACCAACCGTGCCTCCTGATCCTTGATTAAATATAATCGCTTGCCCCGACCCGTTTTTTACGAAGTAGAGCTTTGCTGCCTCTTTTGGTTCAATAGTAATAACATGACCTGCGTCTGGAGATCCTGCCAACTGTAATACTTTGAACATACCGTCTGATAAACTACCATTACTTGTGCTTAAAGTGCTAGTTCCTCCGGAACTTAAAGTTATAGTGACAACACCATTTATTAGCCTATCTATTATGTCAAAGTTATTATTAGTGGTGGTGCCCCAAGCACCGGCTTGTTCACCAAGACCTATTTTTTCTATGCCACCATTAGTTGTGTATTCTGATCCCATACCTTACCTCTTATGCTACTTCTGTCCAAGTCTGCGAGACGCCGGTGGTTTTTTCGGACCACGTTGGGCTGCTCGATGGCGTTATAGCCGTGTAAGACGTTCCCGGAGCAGGAATAATCTTACCCCATACTATAACAGATGTTACTGAAAGTGTAGCAGAAATTCCATCTAAGGTCACATTAGCCGCTCCTGTTACACTAGCTAACTCTCCTAATGTCATTGTTGCCGAGACGCTACCTAACTCACTTGCTGAAATATTTGCGTCACCGTTGACCCTTGGATTAGTTGAATCTACTACTGCGTTTGCAGACACACTTGATAGATGAATAAAAGCATTAGGTAGCTGTGCAATTGCTACTTCTGATATGGAATGAAAGCCAAGCATTATTCTAAATTACCCACAGTACAACACGCAGGAAACTAACTTTACTTTTGTGTCACTATTGCCTATTGTTACCTTGCCTATTGTCTTGCTCCTTACAATATCATCTGACTGCACCTTTGCTGTGCCATCTCCGTTGCTCTCTAGTAAGTCACCCTTTGCACACGCACCTGTCACACGCGCAGAACCAATACCTACTGATGCTACAAATACTTTGTCATTATCATCAAATCTTGAAACTACACCATAGACAGCACTATCACCTACTGTATCTGATACTTTAACCTTTGCGTGGTCTGCTCTAGTTTGTCCTTCCTTAGTTGTTCCTGTGGGATATACATCAAGTTCATCTATGGTGCTTACCACTGTTCCTAAAGGTGTATTTGTGGCTATTCCAGAACTTTCATGCAAACCAGAAAAACCCTCGTAACTCACAGTTGAACCACTAACTGAAATAGAACCTTCGCTATTTCCTTGTGCTTTAATTAAAACGACAGTACCATCAGTTCCAATTCTATTAAAAACAGCTGCTACATCATTAGTTGCTGAGTTTGATGCAATTCCTCCTGCCTGATAAATAATACTACCAGAATTAGATGAACTAGATTGAAAACCACTAGTTGCTGTGGCTGATATCATTAAGTTTCCACTGCTATCAAACCTACCACGTTCACTTGTTCCACCTGATGAAAATAAAATTGTGCCTGACGATTCAAATGAACCAACAGTAAGATTTGCTGAGTCATCATAATTTATTATAGCACCTCTACTTGCAGAAAGAGTACTATCCCCATTCGTTAGCTTTAAAGCACTTCTACCACTTCCATCCGTTGCAGAGTTATGAATGTGTATCATTTTCATCCCTGAATCTTGAACTGTGGGAGTGCCTGTGCCTATGCCAATATTCCCTGTGCTACCCTCTAAAAAAAGACCATGTGTATTTCCATCTGACTCTACACGAAAGTCTACATCATTAGATGCTTCGTTAAATACTGCGCCTCCTGAGACTAATCTTGCTGTATCTGATGCTCTTGTCATTAGTCTAATCCTAATGTATTTGCGTCATCTCTTGCTTTTCGGTTCTGATAATCAGACCTTGCTAATATCAGAGCTACAAAGTCGGCTTGGTTGCTTGGAATTGGGTCAGTAAAAGAACTGTCGTTCATTAACTTTGTTGTCCATTCCTGTTGCATCCTCTTCCAACAGTTGTTTATTTTACCGTCTACTGCACCTTGTATCCATTCATCAAGACCTTTGTTGTCTGTATCTGTATACAAGTCGTTTGCTAGTATTTGTTGTTGTAAGTCTGTTAAGACTACTGATTTAGTGTGATTTGCCATTGTTACCTCCTTTAAGATATGTTATTTCGCATTCGCATATTAACAGGCTAAAAAGCCAGAAAAATGAGAACCGGGATCATCTCTTACATCTGTTTGTGCAGTTCCCCCATTTTGTGCAAGAGTTACTTTAGCAGTGTCATTTGCATCCATGTCGGCAAGTGTGGATATACTAAAAGGAAATAATGTATCTGAGCCAAATTCTGGGTCAATAGCAAGAAGATAATTTCTATTTGAAGTATTTATTCTAATAGTATATTGAGTTGCAGCCGTGTCAAGTTGACTAATATTAAGAGACACATTCAATTGATATTTTCCGTCAACGGGTGCTGTAAAAAGAAAAGTAGATGTGTTAAAATCTGAGTTAACATCATATCTTTCAGTATCAAATTCAATAGTTATTTCTGTATTGTTTGTTGCTATATTATTATTTGAGTTTGTATTAACAACATAAAACGCAGGTTGTGAAGACATAGTTATCTCATTAGCAGATGAGATGGTCATGCCTGAAACTCCTGTGTTAGTTATTTTACTTCGTGTCATTACTTTTATTTCCTTGTCATATGTTCAGCGTATTCTTTTTTTAGTTCATCTGTATGGAATTGCTTGTGCAAGGCTTGAACATTTGCACTTTCTTTAGCCAAATTCTCTGCACTTATATCAGGTGTTACGACATGACGTTGAAAAGAACGTGATATCTCTTTACCATCCTCTTTTATTACCGTTGCATTTCTAACTTGTATAACTTTAAAGCTACCTACGATTTCTATTTTATCTTCTACTATTTCTTTTGTTATTGCCATTTTTTATCTCCTTTTGGTTAATGGACTGTCCATCAACGCTATCCCACCTTGACACATTTCACTATGCTGCCTGATAAGTTACTGATGCAAAAATATCTGAAGAGTTGTGAGTAAAATTGCCAGCAGTTAATATGTCTCTAGTTGAGTTGTCTATATTTTCAACTATTCTCATACGAGTAGTATTGTCTAAAATCCCTGAAGTACAAAAAGTGCTACCTGCGTAGTTTACTGCGTTTAAACTTGCAGACCCTATAAATTCACCAATTTGACCATCTCCTGCATCAGCTTTAGAAGTAAAAGGCATATTATTAATTTGTATGTCGCCTGATGCACCACTAGTAAGTATATTATTAACCCTTACTATCACTGTCACAAGCGATCCAATCTTAACATAACGTCCTTCTCCTAATCTAGCTCCTGCTGTAGGATCAGCACTAGAAAAAGTACAAGATGGCACGAAAGTCCCCTCTTCATAGTCGTCTAATGTATTTGCAGATGCTGTGTCTGTTCCAAATAGTACACCTGAAGAGAATCTAGCGTCACCAGTAACATCAAATGTAACAGCTGGGTCATTTCTTCTAATACCAACACGATCATTACCTGCGTCAACAAAAAACATATTTTGCTGAGTATCACTTTCAATACGGAAGTCTACATCAGCACTGTCTTCATTAAACACAATTCCAGAAGAACCTATGGTTAAAACATTTATTGCTGTATCATCTTTTTCAACAATAAATTCAAGCTGACCATCCTCTGATCCATTTGTAACATCTAATGCTCTTGCTTGTATCTGTGCAAAGGTATGCACTGATGGTTGATCATTATCTCCTTCAAATGTAATAGCTCCCAGAAGATCATTATCAGCAGGACTACCAGAATCTCTTCTCATATTTAAAACTGGTCCAACATCTGCGTCACCATCTGTTGAAGCAAGAACCAGATTATCACTATTATCTGTAGTTAATATATTAAGCATTCCATTGTAAAGACTAGAAGACGTATTAATATTTACATGGTTAGCTCCTGCATCAACAAACAGCATGTGTGTTTCACTATTTGATTCTACACGAAAATCTACTCCTTGTAACCCATTTGTATTGAATACGGCTTCATTAGTGTTAAATTCAACCATTCTCAGTAAAGAACCATCATCTTCTAAATTAAAAACTATTGCTCCATTTTCTGTACCGTCAGTAACATCATCTATTTCTCCAAAGATACTTGCGTACATTATCTTTTCGCCAGCACTATTCTGACCATTAAATTGTATTTGCCCTATGTCATCGTTATCCGCAGGAGATGCAGAGTTTCTATATAAGTCTATTTTAGGTGCGTCAAAGGCATCTGCATCTGAGGACTCTAATAATAGACCTGCACTGTTGTTAGTAGTGGATATTTGCAACTGACCTGTCATTATGTCACCACTCTTCTTAACATGATTGGCTACGGAAAAAATATCATAAACAGTTATTTCAATTACATCGTCTGCTGTAGCTCCTGTACCTAAAACAACTGATGTTCCTGATGTTGCAGTATAATCATCAACGATTTTAAGCAAAACTCCATTCTGATGAACATCAATAAAGTTTGAGTCAGAATAAGACAGCGTAAGGTTTTGAGTGTCTGCTCCACTAAACGTAGTCTGACTAGCCGTTGCTGTATAAAGAAAACGTGTTCTTACACCTAATCCTGATGGGCTTTTTCCTATGTATGGCATTATTTACTCTCCAATGCTTTCACTTTTTCTTTAAGTGTGTCTATCTCAGATATTGCTTCTTGTAATGCTTTTGTGAGTAGTGGCACAAGTTTGCTTTGGTCTATACTTTGATACCTTTCTCTAGTTTTTTCTTTACCATCATCATCTATATATTTTTCAGTCCCATCTTTTTCTCCAATAATTGCTTCTGGCACTACATTAGACACCTCATGTGCTATAAAACCTTGAACAGTTTTTGATGGTGTTTTCTTAAAGTTAAACTTGGATGGTTTAAGTTTTTTCAACTCAGTGATAGCATCCCAATCAGTAACAATATTTTCTTTAAGTCTATAATCAGAAGTAGTTTGATAATTTATAGAGTTAGAATCAGTATAATATATGCCACCTCCACTAAAATCCCCATCAGAATCCACAAATCTTATAGCTGCTCCTGATGCACTATTGGCTGTATTTTCAAAAATAAGACCTTGCTCTGAACCTCCATTGTATGTGATTTGTGCACTGCATGTTAAAGAACTTTGTGTGTCATTTACTAATAATGTGTCAACATGTAAGGTGCCATTTGGTTTTACAAAAAATGTTTCTGTACCACTTGAGTTCACCCCTTTTAACCATGGGTCTGCACTTGTGGTTGCATTAATAAGTCTATCTACTGTAACTACTCCATCAACAGTTAAATTTCCACTGCTATCAATAGTTAATCTATCAGTTCCACCAATCTTTATATCTATCTGGTCATCAGTATCAGCCGTAATCGACGTATCCCCATCAGCATCAAGTATTAGTTCTTTACCGTTCATATCCAAAGTGTTTGGCATTTCAAGGTTGGAGTTGGCTAATTGTGCTGAAACTATACTTCCATCAGGTGCTGTTACCGTACCTATAGCTAACCCCATGTATACAAGATAGCATGAGTCACCACTAGCTACAGCTTCAGAGAATGTAATTGTCGTACCAGACGCTGTATAAGCCTTGCCAGAGCCTTCTTCTTGCTTTACGTTGTTTATATAAACAAGTAGTTCTTTGCCGTTTGCTACGGCTCTATCAAGCGTATAACCTGTGCTACCGTCACCTGTTATGGTTTGTGTTTCAAACGCTTGAAACTGAGCTGCTAATTCATTTCCAATATAAGGCATTATGTTATTTCCATATAACTCATGGTAACAGAAACTTTGTCGGTTACAGAGCAATCTACTTTTACTCTATCATCAGCATTTAAAACGATCTTGTTACCTTGCATGATCTCCACTGTTGACCCTACAGGTATAGGTACATCTTTTATTAGATGCGCAGTTGTATTGGCGACTGATCCATCCTGATTTGTTGTGCTTACTAAGGTAACTGATGCTGTTACTTGAGAGGTATGTACGTTTGCTAACGTTAATCCAAGAATAATAGCTGTTCTGTTATCTGGGCAATCATATATTTCTTCTGGTGTTCCTGAAGACGCGGGGGCTGTATCCCTTGTAGTTAACTTAAATGTGTTTGCCATATCTTTCTCCTATACTATCCCAAGGCGATAGCCAAGGCTGTAGCCTCGTCAGCAATCACTGTGGCTAATGCTGTTCCATTTACCGTTATTGCGTCTGCTTCAAGTGTTCCATCTATGTCAGCGTCCCCACTGATATCTAAACTTGTTGCATCAACTTCACCTGCTACTGTTAGAACTCCACTAGCCACAGTCATCAAGTCTGTGTCACCAGTGTGTCCAATGGTTGAACCGTTTATAATTACATTGTCTACCGTAAGAGTAGTTAGTGTGCCAAGTGATGTTACGTTTGACTGTGCTGCAGTTTGTAATGTACCTGCTAGTTGTGTGGCTGTAAGTCTTCCTGTGCTTGGATTGTATGTTAAGTCTCCATCACTTTCTAAACCAATGTTACCACCGTCTACATCACCACCTGATGTAAATACAATAGCGTTGTCTTCATTTGTGCTTTCGTTGTCACTGATGGTTACAGTTGTTGCTACGGCTGCAGTAGTTGCATTTGCTACTGTTACACCTGCAATCACAGTGTTAAGTGCTGTACCATCCACTGTTATAGCATCAGCTTCTAATGTGCCGTCTACGTCTACGTTACCTGATATATCAAGAGATGCTGCTATAAGTTGGTCTACTTGTAAATCTTCATGGCTAGACCCTAGCTTCAACTCAAACTTAGGACCAGTAGTATTGTAGCTAAATGTAGCGTCATCACCACTACCCCCCTCTATTGTTATTCCTGCTCCGTTCACCACAGCAGATGTGCTGTTACCACTGTCTAATACAAGGTTGTGGTCATTTAGATTTACAGTAGTTGAGTTTACTGTAGTGGTTGTGCCTGACACAGTTAAGTCACCTGTAACAGTTAGGTTGTCGTTTACTGTTACTTCAGATGTTGTGTGACCAATAGATATAGGCACACCAGATGTAGCTGTACCTATTGTTATACCGTTGGATGTATTAGAGTTATCTATGTTTAAAGTAGATGTGCTGTCTAATGATATGTTAGAACCGTCCACAACTAATGTACCATCTATGTCTGTATTATCTAAATTAGTTGTTCCGTCAACATCTATATCACCACTAACGTCAAGACTAGTAGCTTCTATTTCACCACTGGCTTTGAATATAACATTGTCACCACCATCAACCTCAAAGATAATCTGGTTGTCTGTTCCAAACTTAATTCTATTATCTGCATCTCTACCTATTTCTAAGCTAGAGTTTACTACAGAAGTAATTCCTGTTTGGGCTGCATCCACTGCCATTGTAACTGTTGTTGATGACGCACTTGAAGATAAACCTGTACCACCTGCAATGGTCAATGTCTCACTGTCTAAGTCAATATCAATAGTGCCACTGTCAGTGGTTACATCTAAGTCTTCTGCTGTTAGTTGTGTGTCAACATAAGCCTTTACAGATTGTTGACTAGGAATGGCTGTAGCACTATTAGAAGCCATGTTGTCTTCATCAACAAAACTTTTACCAGTTAATATGTTTAACTCGGCTGCACTTGAAGTGACTATATTTCCACCCAACTTTAATCCATTAGTTCCGTCATGCGAAGCAACATCAAGATCATTGCTGCCATCAGCTACAGTTACATCACCATCTATGCTTACGTTACCATTAGTGTCCTTAACAATCATCTTACTAGCAGGTATGGTTATAAATACATCTTTGGTTCCTGCTAGTGTCGTTCCAGAGGCTGTAAATGTTCCTAAACCTACCTCAAACGCACCGTTAGTATTATCAACAATAGAATAATAGGTTGTGTCAGAGTTAGAAAGATTAGCAGTAAAAGTTTCAAAATTAGCAACTGCACCTGCCAAGGTAATTGTGCCTGTGCCTGTAGTCGTTGTCGTCTCACGAACTCTATCTGCTATCACTAAAGCCATTACGCTATCCTTATAATCGCAGTACTAGCTGCTGCTGCCGGAAAAACTATAGTAAAATCGCCAGAAGAAGCAGACTTGTCTGATCCAAAATTAAGAACACAAACAGAGGGATCACCCGAAGCGCTATCATTAAAAATTAAAGCACCCCTAGCTGTTAATGTAACGTTACTAAAGGTTAGGTCTGAAAAATCGGTAAATGCGGTGGTTCCAGAGGTAGTTGGATCTACTCTAGTAAGGGAGGCACCTTTAGCCGTATAGTTTGTTCCAGATACTTCATTACTAGTTGTGTAAGCTGTTGTGTCTTGATCTAAACTGGCACTAGATGTATACAGTGCCAAATTAAAAGTGTTGCCTCCACTATTTTTAAAATTATGCACAGCCTCCATTAATTCTTTTTTAAAACTAACGCACATTGCTTGTGTTATTGCCATTATAACCTCCTTACGTGTTCTGCAAGTTTTTCATATCCTGCCTCTTTAATAGCGTTGTAAACAGTTGTTCTGTCTGATTTTATAGCTTCTTTCATGTAAAATGTAATAACTTTTTCCAGATGTGCTTTAAAAGCTCGTGCTTGATCTCTAATCTCAGGGGCAGCATTATCGCCAACCTCAACAATCTTATCTACACAACGAGCGGCCACTTCTTCCGGTGTAAACCCTCTATTGTTTGTAGTTTGTATATCTACGATTGGTGTTTTAGGTAGTTCCATTAACATTATTGTTTATCTCTCATAATCATACCTGTTCTATAATAATCACTGACTTCTTTTGCCTCGCCGTACAGTTTAAGCGATTGAACCGCCTCCGTAAACCTTTGTGCATAATTTGCCATAACGTCTTGCTCGCCTTTCATAAAAGTGTAAGCCTCCATCAAAGCTCCGTACAATAAAGCATTAGGTGCATTTGTGCTTAACCATGTAGACCCAGAATCAGCCCCTGCGGTTAGACTATTTGGTCGGTAGTAATAGTGCAACTCTACAGCAAAGCTGCTACTGGGAGTGGGCGCTACAATAAAATTATCCGTATCAAACAAAGCATAAAAACGTGGCGATCCCGTTGTAGAAGAGTTAGGCGTGATAGTTTGTATAAAGTTTACGTCCTTAAAATCAAGAAACACTTTATTACTACTAGCATCAGTAAAACTTAAAGAAAAAGGCGTTAAAAAATCATTTGGGCAGGCCAAAAACTCACTGCTTGCGGTAAACGCGGCAGAGGCATTTCTTCTAAAATTACTTAACTGAACGTTTTTTAATATACGCTCTTCTGCAATCTTAATAAAATTTGACAAATTATTAACAAAAGTAGTTTCAGAGTTTTCCGTATAATCCTGTATAGCTGTTTTAAGGGTAGCAAATGTAAAGCTCATGTTGTCACCGTTACCTCTCCCACAGTTACAAAAGCCCTAATAGCTATGCCTCTTTCTGGAAATCCACCGGGGCCAACAGGAACAGTTTGTGGCTCTGTTCTATCGGGGCGTGCGTCTTTTAAAGCTAAAGAATCAACTACAGTTGGAAAGGGC